ACTTCAATTAATTCTTCTACTATCATACCTTTAGCGTTTCTGTACTTCATATAGAAGTCTGGAAAGTATCTATGCACACGGTTATCTACCGGCGACACATACGGTATAATAATTTCTTCAGAACTCCATTTGAGTACAGCGGAATTGTTATCCAGATACATCATGAATCTTCGCTCTAATAAAGAACGATAAATAATGTTAGTAGGATTACCGTTGTACTTATTTGGATTCTTTGGTTTAAACTTCCCTTTATAAGACATAAATAACTATATAAGTATATATTACAAACTAATTATGGCAAATTTCAAAAAATCAAAATCATCAGTCAAAAATTACATAGGTTCCGTTAAAGGAGACTTGAATTCAGCTCTATCAAAATTCAAGAGTAAATTTGGGAGTAGTAGTAATTTTTCCAATAGCTTTGACCAAAGAATATCAGATGGGTTGAGTGATTTACTTACAGGAGCTACAGGAATTCGTACATCTAATATACCTGAAATATCAGCTGATGTCTTATCAATGAAATTGACAAATCAAAATAAAAGAGCTAGTATTCTTAATGAGAAGACTGGTCAAAGGTCTTCAGGTAATCCAGCCAAACAAAGAAAACTAGTATTCCCAGAAAACTTTCCCAATGAAAACGGAGAATATAACAATAAGGGTCTACAAAACTATATTCACTTTCGTTCTTTACCAATAAGAAATGGTAAGAATGGTGCTGAGTCAGCTACACAAGATATGTTATATGATATATTCTTATATGTCCCTGATGAAATGACAGATGAAATCGGTATTAGTTTTAAAACTGGTGAAAAGGGTATGATGGAAAAGGTCATAGCCAAACTAATGACTTTGGGTGAAGGAACCAATCAGGGACTTTCATCGAGTCTTGGTCAATCAGTTAAAGAAGCTGTCATGGGTGACATAGGTAAAGCTGCAGCAGGTAGAGTTCAGAACCCTATGAAGTTTAATTTATTTGAGGGTGTAGACATGAGAGAATTCTCTTATAACTTTGTACTATTCCCTAAGAATGAAACTGATTCGAGGAACATAGCTGAGATAGCTTACGCGTTCAAATGGTCAGCATTACCCGGCACACTAGACGGTTCAGGAAACGCAATATACACATTTCCAAATGAGTGGGCTATTAGATATCATGGAAAAATTAAAGAGTGGATGGATTACCCAATGGTTTCTGTGTTATCAAAAGTTAGTGTTAATCATGCACCAAATACTTCAGCGAGAATGGCTGACGGAGCTCCAGCCGCTGTAGGATTATCTTTAACATTTAAAGAAGTGATAGGTCTAGACAGAAACAAATATTCAAATAGAGTTTCAGCTTACATAAATGGGGCAAGTAACAATAGGGAGGCTACTCAAGAGGGTGGTTCTCTTGATGATGTTATGGGTAGAACACCACAAGATGTTAGTATTGGTCAAAGAGTCAAAAGCGTTAATCCCTTCACTGGTGATGGTCTAAACCGTGGTCAACAACAGGCTGCAGACAAAGTTGAATCTGATACTAACGCGAATGGAGGTTAACAATGTCCCAAGGATTTTTTAAACACATACCGAATATTAACTATGACTTTAAAAGTGATGGTAAATATTATAAAGCTAAAGATTTATTCAGAAAGGTTTCTGTATGGAGTTATTTACAAGAAAGTGTATCAGGATATACTTATTACAGAATAGCTGATGGAGAAAGACCTGATGCGTTAGCTTCGAAGTTATACGGGGACAGTACATTGTATTGGACATTCTTTTTAGTCAACGAGAATCTACAAGATTTTAATGATTGGCCAATGTCTCAACAAGTACTATATAAGTTTACATCTAGAAAATACTCAGGTACAGTTTTAATTGCTCCCACTACTACAGATATAGTATCACATAACGCTTCTACAGATGTATCAAGTAAATTTACTTTAGGTGAGACTGTTACACAATCTTCTTCAGGGGCTACAGGAGTTGTTACTAAAATAGACCCAACAAATAATAGAATAATATTAAATAGTATTACTGGTATATTCACTATAGATAACTCTGTTGTTGGAAAGGATTCAACAAAAAGTTTTACCGTAAGTTCAGTAGCTAATGAGAAAGATGTTGCACATCATTACAAAGATGTTAATAATCTATTGACAACAGTATCAACAGGTAACACAGCAGTTTCAAATGAAGAGTATGAAAGAGAAATAAATGAAGAAAAACATTTAATAAGATATATAGAACCTAAACATATTGGTTCTGTAATAAAAGACTTTAAAGAAATAGTCAGAGATTAATTATGGCAACAGCTATAGACAGTGGTAACCCCCTAAGTTATGAGTTAGATATTCTAACAATTGTAAACAACGAAGGTGATGGATTTGATATAAGAAATATATTTATAGAATGTAATATTTATGAATCTATTCATCGAAATTTCTTATTAGGAGAAATTGTTTTAACAGACCAAATAGGGTTTTTAGAAAACGCTAAATTATTTGGTCAAGAATCTATAAGAATAAAATTCAATCAACCTTCTGGTACACAAGATGCTTTAGATGAAGATAATGGTATAGACCAGTTATTTAGAATTTATAAAGTAGATGCCGTTACTAGAATTAAAGGTTCCGTACAAGCATTCAAAGTTAGTTTCTGTTCACCAGAAATGTTAGCTTCAAAGAGAACGAGAATAAGTCAGGCTTTCAATGGTTCTATGACAGACATAGCAGCTAAAGTAGCCCAAGACCATTTAGGTATATCACCTAATGATTCTGATACTCCTTATTTTGGAGTAAGAGAAAAATCAAAAGGTGACCAATTTCATGTTGTTATTCCAAACTGGACAGTTGGTTACACTATAAACTGGTTATGTAAACAAGCTCAAGGGGTGGATTCACAAAGTGGATTACAAGATTCTTTTTACTGGTTTCAAACAGCTAAGAGTGGATATCGTATACAGTCATTAAATACTATGATGACACTTGAATATGGTGGTGGTAGACCATTTTATTATAGAGATGCTAATACCGCTGATGGAACAGACTTACCATACGATAAGACTGGAGAAAATGGTGAGATAGGTATGGGTAGAAGAATCTTAGGATATAAGATTGAGTCTCATGCTAATGTATTACAAGGAGTTACCGATGGATTATTTTCATCTAAACAAACTACAATAGATAATACATATAAAATATATACAGAAAAAACATATAACTTCTTAGAGAAACATTTTAGTGGTTCTGGTCAATCGTTAAATCCTCATCCACTAGTTCGTACACAACCAGAGATATTATATACAGGTTCAAGTTCTGTTGATGGTGGAGATGTTATAACAGGAGCGCTCGAAGTAGGTAAAGGTATCGGTGATTATCCAGATGCTTATCAAATATTAACTAGTGATTCATCTTTCGTTAATGATGACAAAGATGATATTCATCAAGCTAATCATTTTACACATTTAGGGTCTTCACAATTTAGAAACTCAGCCAATCAATTATTAAAATATTATACAATGAGTGTAGTGATATCTGCGAGAACAGATGTCATGTGTGGTACATTAATTAATTTAAGTATACCATCAGTAAGGCCGGGTGAGGGAGAAGTCGAACCCAAGTTTGATGGTGGACAACATTTGATTACTGATATTAAATGGACAATGACTAAAGATGAACTTACCACAAATTTAACAGTTATTAAAGATTCATTATTTAATAATATAGAAACAGTAGAAATAGAGTATGGTGAGTCAGAAAAATGATATATCAAGGTAAGACAGGTTTTAATTGGTTTACAGGAGTTGTTGAGGATAGAAATGACCCCTTGTATTTAAATAGAGTTCGTGTTAGAATATACGGTTCACATACACATAAAAAAGATATGATAGCGACACCAGACCTACCTTGGTCTGATGTAATGATGCCGGTAACTTCTCCTTCTTTATCTGGATTAGGAACCACTACTCATGGTCTAGTGGAAGGAAGTACTGTAATGGGATTCTATAGAGACCACCTTGAGATGCAAGACCCTGTTGTTATAGGTTCTTTTATTGGTGTTCCACAAGATTTTTATCGAGTAGACGAGAAGGTAGACAACGAAGGTACTAGAACATTTACAAATATTCCAAGAACAACTGAAGAAGGATATAACGACCCGAGACTAGAAAGTGAATCATCGTACGCTGGTACTCCTGATGGTGCGAATCCTAAACAAATGTCTAATAGAACTTATGGGTTGACACTAGGACTGGATAAGTCCCCAAAGAATCAAGGTGGTGACAAAGCTGTCAACTATCCAAGAGAATTATACTTAGGTACTTCGGATGTTAATGTCTTGGCAAGAAACTATGATGACAAAACATATCCTGTAATTAACTTAGTTGACGGTGAAGGTAAACAAGAATCTTCTGGTTCATTGTTAGGCCTAACTAAAACTTTATTTGGATTAGAATCAGGTAGTTCGGGAACACCTATACGACACATCAATCCTAAATATCCATTCAATCATGTTCATGAAACAGAATCAGGTCATGTATTAGAATTAGATGATACACCAGACTTTGAAAGAATTCATTTATATCATCGAACAGGTACAAGGGTAGAGATTGATAAAGACGGAAGTTATGTAGAGAAGGTCGTTAAAGATAAGTACTCAGTTGTACTAGGAGATGATACAGTTACTATAAGTGGTAATGTAACAGTTAATATTACAGGAGATGCTAATATAAAGGTTGACGGTGAAACTAATATAACCTCATTGGGTGATATATCACTAGTAGCACCTAAAGTTAAGTTAAACGCATAATGTCTACTACATTTCAAGTTACACCAGTTGTAATTCCACCATTATCTTGTCCTAAAGTTATTCTACCAACTAAAGCTGATTTAGTCAATGTGTTTAGTCAGTTAGCCAATCTACCTTCACAACTAATATTAGCTGGTCAAGAAGAGACCGCTAAACAAATTCAAGATATTCTGGATAGTGTTAGAGAGTTGTTATCCATTTATGACCCTAAATTTCAAACAATAGAAATACCTGAGATGGAATGGGAAATAATGATTACACGATTAATCCAAGATTATCCAATGTATGTCCAACAAAAACTTTTAGAACTTATTAGTAAATTAACTCCCATAAGTTTTGAATTAAATATTCTAGGTATTGATATAGATATACTTAAGATATTCACACAAGAAGAGATAGCTAAAGTCAAACTACAATTATCCAAAGAACTAGATAAGTTTTATGGACTATTACCAGAGTCATATAAATTCTGGGACGGAGAGTTTGGATTTGAATGTCCCGAACTAAAAGCTGAAGCCATATGGTCATACATTCGTAGTAAGATTAATGGTGGTATGACTGGTCTATTAGCGGATGCATTTAAAGCGTTAATTAAATTATTTGAGACAATCTGGGATAGTCTAGGACTACCAGATATTCCACTTCCTCTGGTTGACTTAAATGTAGAATCAATATTACAAGCTATCATAAAAGCTTGGAAAAAGAAAGTTGAACAAGGTAAAGCTACATACGCGGATTTGATAGAAGAATTAGAAGGTATAAGTTTAGCTGGATTTAATTTACTAGATTTGTTAGGTGGTAAGATTACAGAGTCAGTCGTATCAGCTGAACGACAAATAGAAAGATTACTGGAAGGAGCTAGAGATTTTTCTGTTAATTGGCCTAGGTACTTATTAACAAAATGGATGGAAACGGTTACGAAATTCTTTGAAGCTATTGGGTTAGGAGCTTTAATAGAATTTATAACATTTACATTTTGTGACTTCTTAGAACTCTTAGGATTTCCTAAAACAATAGATTTGAGTTTCTCTGATGATATATCAATCGGAACCTCAAATACATCAGTACTTCCGACATAAATAACTATATGGCACAGTTCAATAGTAAAAATCAAAGTTCCCGAGTTTCACGAAGATGGTTTAGTGATATCGATGTTAACATGACTCTTCACCCACAAAGTGGTGACCTAGTTTTAAAATATGATATCAACGCTATCAAAAGAAGTATAAAGAATCTATTAACGACAAACCTATATGAACGACCATTCAAACCTAGTCTTGGTATTAATTTATCTGGTATGTTGTTTGAATTAAGTACAATGGGTACCGATGGGATTGTCCTAGAACAAGATATTATTAGAATGATAAATACTTATGAACCAAGAGCAAATGTTACTGATGTTTTCTCTAGTATGAATGGTACTAATCTAGATGTATCGTTAATGTTAACGATATCTAACGACCCTAGACCACAAGAATTAAATGTAACACTACAGAGAATAAGATAATGGCCACAATAAACAGTTCAAATATTAACATAACAGATTTAGACTTTGATGATGTATCGTCTTCCCTGAAAGAATACCTGAAAGGTCAGACGACACTGAAAGACTATGACTTCGAAGGTTCTAACTTAGCTACACTAGTTGACCTTCTAGCATACTCGGCTCACACATCAGCGTTCAACGCTAACATGGTTGCGTCAGAAATGTTTTTAGATACAGCTCAAATCAGAAAGAATGTAGTATCAAGAGCTAAAGAGTTGGGTTATACACCTTCTTCTAGAACAGCAGCTAAAGCTAGTTTCGACTTAACAGTCACATCACCTAAAGTTGGAGGACAGATACCGTCTTCGTTAACAATTAATAGAGGTCATGAGTTTACAACAGTATACGATGGTACAGAATACACATTCATTTCCTTAGACAACAAAACAATTACTCCTACAGCTGGAGCATTTAGATTTGATACTTTAGAAGTTCATCAAGGTAAATTAACTACTGATATCTATCGTTACGATAACCAAGTATCAAACCAAAGATTCCCTATGTTAAACGGTAACATTGATACATCTACAATTAGTATTAATATAACATCTAATAATATCGTATCAGCTTGGAGTAAAGCTGGAGATTTAACTGGTATTAGAGGTACCTCAACTGTATATTATCTTCAAGAAAATGATGATGGTTTATTTGAGATATACTTTGGAGATGGTATAATTGGAGCTTCACCAAAAGATGGTGACCAGATTCAAATTTCTTATCTGGTAACTGATGCCGACCACGCTAATGGAGCTACAAAGTTCAGCATGTCAACTTCAATAAACGGAAATTCCGCTGTTACATTTACAAATACAGTAAGTGCTTCGGGTGGTAAAGATATCGAATCCGTAGACGCGATTAAATTCTCGGCTTCTAAATTCTATACTTCACAAAATAGATTAGTAACAGTACAAGATTATAAAGCTAAACTACAAGAACTATATCCCGGCGCTGATTCAATAGCTGTCTGGGGTGGAGAAGATGCTATACCTCAACAATTTGGTAAGGTGTTTGTAGCTCTTAAACCTTCTCAGTATTCTAATAACTTAACAACAGCTGAAAAGAGTACTTTAAAAACATCTCTTTCTAGTCTAAGTGTACTAACAGTTAGACCTGAAATTGTAGACGCTGAGATATTACAAATTCTAATATCCACAAACTTTAAATACGACCCAACAAAAACATCTCAATCTGTATCAGCGTTAGAAACATTAGTAATGGCAGCTGTACTATCTTATGATAATACAGAACTTTCAGGATTTGATACCCTGTTTAGACATTCACAACTAACCAGTAAGATAGATAATACAGAACCTTCATTACTATCTAATATCACAACAATTAGACTAAGAAAGAATCATACAGCTTTAATCGATGGAACAGCTTCTTCAATTAGTTTAGATTTTGGTAACGGTTTATATAATCCACATTCAGGACATAATAATATGGGTGGTGGAATTATAACATCTACAGGATTCTTTATCTCTGGAGATATAAACAATTATTTCTTTGATGATGACGGTAATGGTAATATGAGAAGATATTACTTAGACGGTTCAACAAGAGTGTACTCTGATAACACAGCAGGTACAATAATATATTCAACTGGTGTAATCAGTATTAATTCGTTGACTTACAGTTCAACATCTAATACAGATTCATCTATAGATTTCACAACTGTCCCTAGTTCAAATGATGTCATTTCGACTAAGAATCAGTTGTTGGATATCACAGCTTCTGAAATATCAGTTACAGGTGTAGCGGATACAGTAGCGAGTGGTGAAACGAGTGCTGGAGTAGGTTATACGACCTCATCTAGTTACTCCTCATAATGATTCATGTATATGCATGAAGTAAAATTCCCCAGTAATGGGGTTCAAATAATGCTAACAAGAGGAAACTAAAAATGGCAGATAAAAAAATAACCGCGCTTACGGATTTAAGCACAAGTATAGCAGGTGAAGACCTTCTTCATGTGATTGACGACCCTTCTGGAACTCCAGTAAATAAGAAACTTTCAGTATCGAATTTCTTAAACTACTTACCAGATTTCATCGCGTTCGCTGAAGCGGAAGATGCTAAAACTGGTGACACGCAAACAGCGTCTGTTACAACAATGATTACTAACCACACTGTATCAGCAGCGAATGACGATTTAGCGTTAGCAGCAGGTGTAGCTGGTCAGTTAAAATTAATCTACTTAAAAGCTCTATCTAACTCTGGTACTTCCAGAATTACACCAGCGTCTTTTAATGGTGGAACAACAATTACACTGAACGCTGTAGGTGATTCAGTATTACTAATGTATACGGCCGGAGCAGCAGCAGCTGGTTGGACGATTATAGGTGGTAATTCATACGCAGTAGCGTAAGGTAATTAATAGTTAATCATGCCGATATTCCATAACAGAATAGCCGACCAAGTTGAGGAACTTCTTCCTGATTTTTATCAGGAGGATGGCCCTCGGTTTGTTTCTTTTCTAAAATCTTATTTTGAGTTTTTAGAAAAGGGTCAGTTATTATATACGGATGCTGCAGACATTGACTACATTGGTTTAGAAGATGGGACAACAGCAGGAGAGGCCTTTAACGGTTCGGGTGAAAGAGGAAATCTTTTACAAGAGTCAGGTACTTATGCTCCATCTTCTGTAACCTCTGCTAAATTTAATTATGAAATAGATATTGATTCTGGTGGTGTTCAAAAGACATCTTTTGAGAAAGATGAATTCGTAGTAGGTTCTACTACAGGTGCCATAGGAAGAATTGATGTTATAGGTTCTAGTTCAAACCTTTATATTGAACAATTTTCAGAAACACAATTTGATATAGGTGAAACTATAACAGGTAAAATATCTGGAATGACTGCCAAAGTGGCTTCGTTCGTAGCTAGTCCATTACAAGCCGCGAATAACTTATTATCATATGCAGATGTAGATAAAACTTCAGGAGATTTTTTAGAATACTTCCGAAGAGACTTTATGCCATTTATCGACAGAGATGTCTTGGCGAATAAAAGATTATTACAAAAGCATGTACAAGAATTATATCTTTCGAAAGGAACGAAAGAATCATATGAATTTTTATTCAGGATATTATATGGTCTAGAGGCTGAGGTTTCATACCCCGGCGATAATGTAATCAAACCTTCTGAATCTGAATTCTCAGAACCAACAGTCATGAGACTGTTTAGTACAAAAGATTTAACTGTATACAAAAACGGACAAATAAAAAGACTAGCCAGTACTGGTTTAGTTTCCGCGATGTCATACATCAATGACTCTTCGGGTATCTCAGGTACGAACGATACTACCAACGCTTATGAATTAGAATTAATATTACCTCATATGGGAACATTTAATGTAGGTGATGAAGTTATTCTATCAGATAGAGATGGTTTAAGAATAGACGCTACTGCTATAGTTCGTGGGGTTATATCGGATATTGATATAACAGATTCAAGTGTATATCTAGGACAAGAAGACGGGAACGCTGGAGACATAGAAGATATCTTTAGAGTAGAATCTTCAACACAACAATATATATTAGAAGAGAATGGTGGTCATTTATTATTTGAAGACGACACTGAAATGGTATTCGAACATGCTATAGGTGGTCAGTTCTTCCAAGCTAGACCTATAGGTAGAGAAGATGGGTTGGGTATTATATTATCAGAAGAATCGGTTTATGATTTAGATGGAAATCTTATTACAGACTTTGCTATACTTGATGAGAACACCGATTTATTTGACGCGGACAATACACAATCAGGTGGCCCGAATACCCGAGTAATGGGTGGTGGTATCTATACAGAACAAGCGTCAGCGGGTTCCTTGTACAGTGAATCAGATACATTCAATTATGTTTCTCCGACTGGAGGAACAGCTACACAATCAGTAAATGTTATAGGAAGTATTGGTCGAGGTGGAGTAACAGATATAATTATTGATGACGCTGGTACTGGTTTCTCACCTAATGATATGATGGTATTTATTAATACTGGAACAGACGGTAATCATGCTCAAGCTAATGTTTCCGTTACAGATGGTCAGATAGAATTAGAGACAGCTTCAGCGCCAGGCGTTCATGAATTTACAGGTGACGGTAGTACAACAGTATTCTCGGGTAGAGATAACGCTAATTTAAATATGGGATTTGACCCTAGAAAGGTTCAGGTATTTATAGCTGGTACAGAGATAGTCAGAATAACAGGATTTAATACAGACCAAGCTGGTACAAAAATTACTTTCGCGACGGCTCCATCTAATGGCGCTAAGGTAGAAATACATACAGCTAATCGTGGAGTCCTATTAGAAGATTCTTTAAGAACAGATAAATTAAAATACGGTGAATTGACCGAAACATTCGATATTATATCCAGTGAATCAAAAGGAGCTATTCGTAAGGTTAGTATAACAAACGAAGGATTAAATTACAAGACTTTACCTAAAATATTTATGGGTGGATATATCTATTATGATACACTATCTTCAGGTACGAATTTTTCAGTAGGAGAAATTATAACCGAATCTGGTGGGAATGGAGCATCTTCCGCGAATATACAATTAGTTGTAGCCGAACATGATACCGTTAGAAAAAGATTATTAGCTTATAAAAGATCAACAGATACAAGTGGAATTCCTTCTGGTACTATCACTGGTGGAACTTCAGGAACAGCATTTACTTTAACTCAAACAAATATGACTGCTGGACAGGGAGCTAAGATATGGGCTTACAGTGATGATATTGGTTCTATAACTAAATTAAAAGTTCAAGACCCCGGCCACGACTTCGATGAAGGTGGAATAGGCAACTATAAACAACATGCGATTATTAAGGATGTGTCATCATCCCTTGTATCAAATACTACCGTCACAGCGTCTCTAACGGGGTCTACAGCGACAATTAGAACGATGAATGGGGACTTAAATCTCTTGACATTAGAGAATGTTCGAGGTATATTTAATGACGGAGATTACTGTACTACAAGTGATGGTAAGAACTTTATTATCGGTAAAGTAAATCCTTGTACAGCTAGAGGAGGTATATTAGCAGAAAGTAAACTAGATGGTAATTATCTAGACGACAGAGGGTTCCCTTCAGCTACCTCAATGAAAATACACGATAGTTTTCAGTATCAGGATTTCTCATATCTAATTAAAGTTGGTAAGAGTATTAATGATTATAGAAGTTTAGTTAAATCATTATTATCTCCAGCTGGAACAATATTCTTTGGTGAAGTATCAATCAGAAATCAAGTTGATGGTTCTGCTTCTATCTATGACGCTAATTTTGATGGTACAAATACAACTCGTTCATTTATACCTACATTAATAATAGGTATGAAAATAGATACAGCTGATATTCAATTAGAAGATGGAACAAGGTCAGGTGAAGATAAAGTATTCAGTTCGTATGAAGGTAGAGTACAATTAGAAACAGAAGAAGGTATACTAACTACAGAAAGATTCTTATCCACAGGTGCTAGTACAGTCAAAGACCAATCATCGGGTAGAGCTTATGTTATTGGAACAGATACCGTTGAAGAAACAGATAGAGATTTCTTTAAAAGACAATTAACAGCTGAAGCTCAGATACAGGGACATAGAGTTAATAAAGAAATATTAATGTTCCCTCATTACAATCAACACAAAATTAATTACTCGACTTTAGACAATACATTAGCTGTAGGTACAATCGTTAGAGGTATGACTTCAAACGCCTTAGGTATTGTGATGGAACATGACACTACAGAGAAGTATGTAATTGTTCATAGAGACAACAGGTCACAAGGGGCAGCTGGTTCACAATTTACAGCTGGTGGTGAAGTAATTAAAAATGAAGTAGGAACTACTACATACTTAACAGCGACAAGTATAGAATTACATCATGCTCCAGATAGTATTGTAGAAAATAAATCTCAGTCTACAGCTATAACACCAGACACAACAATAACATCAGCTAATCAGAAAATAAGTAATACTGTAGAAGGTGGTGGAAATACATATACAGTCGGTGTGTCAGGATTTACAGGTAGAGGTAGAAAACTTGCCGCGGGAACACCGAGTGAAGCTTACGATTCAGAAATGAGACAGAGAAAAGTAAATATTATCTCATCTCCATTATTTACACAATCAACCACCCAGAGAGGTAGAACATTCTCGGCTGGTGTAAAACAAACAAGAACATTAAACACACAATCATCAAGAACATTAGGTACTAATAATATAGTAACTAATCTATCAGGTACAGCTTTAAGAATTGATTCACACTTAAACACAACAGTAGCTGAAAATAAAAATGGTGTGAGTTTTGGTCATAGACCAGCTGGTCAAAAACTATTTGAAACAACTAGTTTCCAAGTAGAAAGAATCATGGCTGAAGACGGGTCTAACATTATATTCGAACCACAAGGTGGTAGAATATTGGGTGAAGGAAAAGTGGGATTCGGACAGGGAGGAGTAATCCTCAATGAAGACGGAAACACATTCATAACATATGATGACGCTACAATCGTAGATGATGAACTGGTATTTGTATCAGAAGAATCATCTCAGATTGAATCATTCAATATAATTGGAGAAGATGGTGTCAGATTGATTGATGAAACAGATAGTAAACCACTATTATTAGACACAGCTCTAATGATAGGACAGAAAGACTCCGCGACTCCAATCGGGCCGACAATCGGTGACTTGGGTCATATGATGTTTACTGAAAACTATAGTATAATGAAAAAAATACAACAACAGGGGAATACGGACGACATTCTATTAGAAACTGGAGAACACTTGATTCAAGAATCTCCCTCAGAAGGTATCCGTATTAGTGATATAAGTAGTATATATCCAAACAAATTTGTAACAGGATTTGATACTGGTTTGAATAATAAAGCTAAATTAAACTATTCAGCTGTAGTTCAGACAGGTTAACTGATATAAATAACTATAAGAAACAATTATTAATTTAAAGGGTAATAACAATGGCAGCAATAATAACTGAAAAATTTCGTCTAAACAACGCGAAGCAGTTTATCGAGGATATAACACAGAGTTCATCTGTAGCGTATTCATTTATCGGTAGAGGACATTCGTGGACAGACGATTCAACTCCACCAACTCCCGTAGACAGTCCAAATGATGAGTTCGACGCTTATCGTAATATGGTAGCGTTGAAGAAGATTTCTACTTCAGATATTTCACACGCGATTGTCAGAAGAGATTGGACTAGTGGAACAACTTATGACGAGTATCGTCACAACTATACATCAGCTTCAACAGCGAATAGTGGAGCGACTACTTTGTGGTCTTCATTATTCTATGTAGTAACTGATGACTACAATGTATACAAGTGTTTGAACAATGATAACAATACAGCTTCAACTGTAAAACCAGACCACACATCATTAGCGACACCAACAGAGTCAGATGGATATCAATGGAAATTCATGTATTCAATCTCAGCATCGGAAGTAATCAAATTCGTTACTAACGATTTCTTACCAGTAAAAACACTTGGAGCTCAACTAACAGTAGCTGGTGGTGTAGATACAGGTTCACAAGACGGAAGACTAGGTGACGCTGCTACTGATGATAATTCAGCTCAATGGGATGTTGAAAACGGAGCGGTTAACGGAGCTCTTCAAAGAGTTAGAGTATTAACAGCTGGTTCAGGATATACAACATCAACAACAACAGCCAATATCGCGATTCGTGGTGACGGTTCAAGTGGTGTAGCGACTGTCGTAACAAACGGTTCAGGTGGTGTAGCTTCATGTACTATTACTACAGCAGGTTCAGGATATACAACAGCTTTCATAGCCAATGAAGATATTCCCGGCTTTGATAACGCTAACCAAGCCGCTAACGGTACTAATAATTCATCAAACATTGAATTTGTTATTCAACCTAAAGCTGGACATGGTTCAGACCCAGTTGAAGAATTAGGTGGAAACTATATCATTCTAAACTCAAGACTTGAGTACTCAGAAGGTAGTGGTGACTTCCCAACAGATAACGACTTCAGACAAATCGGTGTTATTGTTAATCCAACAGACCAAGGTGGTAATACACTTTGTTCAGCTACAACAAGAACAGCTTACAAAAAGATGACTTTTGTGTCGTCTGGTTTCGCAGCTCCAGCAGTAGATACAGTTATTCGTAACGCTTCTACAGAAGTTGTGGGAACAGCAGTTGGTATTGTAGTATCAGTAGATTCAACAAATAGAATTATATCTTACTTACCTTACCCTAATGAGTCAGGTAATTTCGTATCTTTCGCTAATAGTAATACTATATACTCAGCGACAAACACAAACCATGGTACATTGACTGGTTCAGCATTAACAGCTGAAGAAGTTCAAAGACATTCTGGAGACATCATCTATTTAGAAAATAGAGTAGCTGTATCAAGAGCGTCAGACCAGATTGAAGATATTAAACTTATAGTAGAAATGTAAGGAAACATAAATGGCACAGAATACAGATTTAAATGTATCGCCTTATTATGATGATTATGACGAGACAAAGAA